ATGGTTCTACAAATGCTTTCTCATACTGTAGATCATAGTCGATATAGCGATGAATGTCAAGTTCTTTTGGTAATTTAGTTATAAAAGAAATCACGTTAGATGACATTGTGTTTGGTGTACGCATATGAATAAACTTAATCTTCTCACCCTCTTGAATAAGAGGATACTTGTTTGTAAGTTTTTTCTGTTTGCAGAAGTGGTTGTATAGTAACGCACCACGGCAATGCATAGGAACACCTTTCAAGAATATACTTGAACTACTACTCCACTTTGCAAGTCCATTGACAGAACGAGGAAACGCAATCTCTTCTGGAGGCAACTGCATAAACTCTTTACGGAAGTCTTGGATAAAGTTATTCACATCTTTCTCATTTCCAGACATGATAATCTTTAGACATTCCTTAATCTTGTCACGACATGGGGCAGGAGTAGAAGACTTAACAGCCTCAATACCCATAATCTTTAGTTGTGGTTCTTGATAACGAACACCTTCCATATCCCACACATTTAGGATATATCTTTTCTTTGCAGTCCAGATACCTTTGTCAGCAATCGCCTCACGACCCATCTCCATCTTCTGTTCGAATGCATTTACATAAGAAGCAAGATCTTGATAACTCGTATTAATAAAAGGTTCAATTTTCTCTTCAGCAATTCTATTGAGGAAATCCACGGCCCTGCCACGATACGCACTCTCCGACTCATCTGTTCTCTTCGGTAGCACTTTATTAATAAGTTCGTCAAACCTAATATATACTGAATCCGTATCCGATGCAATAACATAGTCAACTCCATTCGTTTTTAATAATTTATTTAAATAACCATTCAGTGCTTGTTCAATCCACCGAATAGATAATTGTCCAGAAGTAGTAATTCCTTCTGCAATCTTTAAGTCATAGTATCTAAACCATTCATTACCAATCGCACCATAAGCAGAGTTCAAAGAAATCTTTCGTGCCATTTGGATGTTATTGAATCGAGACACATCGTTTAGATACTTTGGATCTTTCGTGTCTTCGAACTGTTGTTTAGCAGTCAACATCTTTTTCTTGTAGATAGTACGGTCATTGTACATCTCTTGCATCATCTCAGGCAAGAAACCTTGTTTCTTAGTTCTGAACAATGCACCATTTGGTGTACGAGCAACTTGTGCAGCTGGTAACATAGACAAGTCTATTTGTTTTGACAACATATCATCAACAGTATTGTCATTGTAGGGCATAGACTTTGGTAACAACATCTCTGGAGAAATATTGTATTGCATAATTAAGTGAGGATATAGAGAGTTCAAGTCAAAAGACATAACCCATTTATGTTCACCGACTTGTGGGTCTTTAACATATGCACCAATATACTTCTCACCCTTAGATTCATTACTTTTCTTTTGAGGAATAACAACCTTGCGTTTGAGAAGGTGATTGTAAATCAACACATCCCAATACTTCACAGATGTGAATGCATCAGACATATTAACTTTAGCCTCATACGTCATAGTAAGAAGCAAGTCAATCAGTTTCATCTTGTCATCTAGTCTATCAACTAGTTCAACGTCCATGATGTTATAGTCAATAAAAGACTGATAGTCTTTAGTATACCAATCACGAAATGTCTCGTAAGGATTCTCATCTTTACGTTGTCCTAGTTCAACAAAAGCGATATGGTCGAGACGGTATGACTCTTGGTTTGAGTATGTAAATTTACGATACAATTGTAAGTAGTCAAGATTGTTTACACCCAAGATTTCATATACTTGATCTTTACGTCCAAACCCACTGTTCACCATACGAGCGCTTACCACACCCCAAGGCGATAGACGTTTCATTGCGTCTTCACCCATTTGGGAATTGATACGGTTACAGATGTAAGGTAAATCAAAGAACTCAGTGTTCCAACCAGTAATAATATCTGGGTGGTCAGATTCCCACCAGTTTAGGAACCGAGCAAGTAGTTCACGTTCTGTTGGACAATGTATATACTCTACATCATCACGACTTGTTTCATAAGGTTGCATACCCCAAACAAGGAACGTGCCTTTGTTGTGGTCTTTGACAGTGATAGACAGCATTGGTTCTGCTGCTTGGTCTGCATTAGGAAAACCATTCTCACACTCAACCTCAATATCAATAGTAACAATCTTGAGTTTTTTAGAATCAAACTCAATTTGTTTTGGATACGTTTCGGATAGGTATGAATATGGGAATTGATTCATTCCATACACAAGATGTGGCTGAGACTGATACTGTTCAATAAACGACTTTGCTTCCTTGATAGAAAGAAACTTCATAGGATTGACATTTTTGTCATCCAAGGTTTTCCAACCAGTTTCTTTCTGAACAGGTACAAAAAGAGTGGGTTCGTACTTTACTTTAAAGTTAGTACGTTCCCCATTCCTTACGGCACGAACAAGTAGTTGGTTGCCCCATTGAGCAACGTGTGTATAGAAATTCAAAACATTTTTCCTTATCAATTAGGTACATTATACAAGATTTAAGGGCGAATGTCAAGAGAAAAGTGGCATTTGATCCTCTGGAGATTCTGGGAAATATTTATCAACCATGTCTATGACATCTTGATAGTGAGCCATTTGCTTTAGTTCTTTTTCCACTGTTTCTGTGATATCTGAGTGTTCCCCAATACCAGCAGGATTCTTTAGGTAAACCATCACGTTAACTTGATGCATTGCAATCTTAGCTTCAGCATGTTGTTTTACTGCTTTCAGAATATCTGTACTCATTTTATAGTTCTCGCTTTTTTCCAATATTATATTTTGTTTCTAAATCCCACTCACTTTTTTCCTTAAAGGAAATTACTTTGATTTGGGACAATGGTGCTTTCGGTTCAGTATCACCGATTATTTCAACTAAACCCCAATCACTCAAAAGAACTGCGATTGAGTTCCTACGAGATATATCATTCTCATTGATGTTGGTTTCCTTACCATCAAGGGCAAACAACTCTTTGAAATGCACAATGTAATACCTACCTTGTTTATGTAGGATATGACACGATTGGTATAGTTTTCTCTCTTTACGAGAGGCGACACCTATTCTTGATAGTGTCTCACGAACCTTTAAGAAGTCATCAGGTTCCTTTAGTTTTACTTCTAGCATCCTTTCGGGTTGCCATTCAATTTCTTCCATTTCTTCCACCTTTATTCAAACTATCTTTGATAGCCTTTATCTGTTCATTATTAAGTACCGAAAGAGCAACCTTCGCTTTTTCATTACCGTAGCCGTAATACTCTTTAACATACTCTAAGTCATCTAATTTCTGCGCTTTTACCCAAGGGGCGAAACGCTTCTTAGACCTAATAGTATTTAGTAAAAAATCGTATTGAAGCTTTGCGTCAAGGTGGTGACGCATATTCATTTCATTAACGAACATAATGGTGTCATTGAATGCACCCAAACATCTGTTTACAACATATGATGGATACTTCTTTTCCCACATAGGATCATCTGAGTTCATCAGATTTTCCTTAGTGTGATTTATTGAGTTAAGATAGTGCTTTAATTCATAACTCATTTGAACTGCACCTGTGACATAATCTCAATCATAAACGCTTGCATGTTTATCTCTTGATCTGCAACAAATGCTGATTTGTATTGATAGTCTGCAACTGCCATTACCATGTGAGGTATTGTACTTGGTTGTACACTATCATACAATGTATCATAAATCTTACGATACAACTGTGAAGGGTCATTGTCTAAGTTGTTTGCAACCCAAGAACGAATAGACTTGAAGTCTTTTGCCTTGAGATGTGTAGTCAAGTCCTTCATATTTGATTCTGAGATATTGACAAGTATTCCAGTGTCAATCATACCAGAAGCAGAGTATCTTTGCAGTTCGTTCAAAACTCTACGCCAATCTGGGAAGTGTTTCATTACCAGTTCTTGTACAACTTTAGGCTGGTACTGTACATTCTCTTGTGCAAGGATATCCTGTACACGTTTGTAGAATTCACCAGCAAGTTTTGGTTTGTCTGTATTAGGTATCTTGAATACCACACCAGAACACCGACTGTGCAAAGGTTCGATAATCCTGTTCTTAAAGTTACAAGTAAGAATGAACCCACAGTTCTTGTGGAACTCCTCAATAAACCCACGCAACGCTGGTTGTGTAGATTGTGGATTGAGATAGTCTGCCTCATCAAGAATTACAAACTTACGATTACCATCCATAGAGACAGTACTTGCAAAGTTCTTAATCTTGTTTCGCAGTACATCAATACCCGATTCTTCTGAACCGTTGATTAACATATATGTGGCACCGATTTCGTCAAGCATTGCTTTTGCAACAGTTGTCTTACCAACACCAGCCCCACCAGACAGTAAGAGATTAGGGATATGTCCATCATCTACAAACTGTTGAAAGGTGGTTTTCAATTCATCAGTAAGAACACACTCACTGATTGTACTTGGGCGGTATTTCTCCACCCATAACATCACATCATTCATTATATAATTTCCTTCTGGTTTAGGATGCTTCCAAAGCAATAAAGTATTCGATTGGTTTTGTCACATTAGTAAAATGCGAGATACCTTTCGAAGATACTTCTACCTTATAATCACCAGAAAGAAGTTTAAGGTTTTCTACTTTAAAGTAGTATGTGAAGTCACTAGGAGCATTATCCCCAACCTTGATTGCAAAGTCATTAGATGTTTCATTCTTACGGTCAGTAACAGTAAGATTGATATCACCACCAGCAGTACCTTTTAGCACTACATCAGGAACACCAAGTACAGCAGACGCCTTCTGAATATCAATGAATGCATTTTGTGTAAATGTAAATTCTACATCGACAGATGGCATTGTGATTTCAGTCTTTGGTGTTGTAACAACAGATGGGTCACTAAAGAAGTAATTCAAAGAACTACCACCACCCTCTTCATTCAATTTTACAGATTTATCTGCAAAGTCTAATGATGGACTTTTGAATAAGGAAAGTGCAGACAAGAATTCATTCAAGTCATAGATTGCAAACTCATTACTAAAAGTATCTGGGATTGTTGCCTTTGCTACAATGTTCTTCATTGCAGACATGGTATTAATCGTGTTACCAGATTTTACCATAAGGTTTTGGTTAATGGTTGAGAAGTTCTTGAGAACGTCTCGTGTGTCGCCGCTTAATTGCATCATAATTTATTTCTCCATTGTGTCGTGATTATGTAGAGCCATTATACCATAATGGATCACCTTTAGCAAGTCATTTCTGTTCTTACCATCTTTTTTTCCGTACCGTTGACTATACTTGAGTATATTGCCGATACAAAAACCTTCGCCATGTCCAGAGTCCATAATGAATTCTGTGGCTTGAAACTTGTTGTGGGAATAGTGAGCATCATAGGTTTTGTCTATGTACTCTTTGAGTTGTTTCAGAATAACATCTTCTGAATATTTGTAGTCGATTTCTTTCACATTCGCATCCTATAGTTTTATTAGTATTACATATAGTAACATAAAAGGGCACCTCTGTCAAGAGGCGCCCAGCACTTTATAACATTATTTAATTTTAATAGTACGAGGTTTCTTATCCTCTGGGATAACTCGTTCCATTGCAATAGACAAAATGCCATTTTCCATGTTCGCTTCTTTCACAACAACATCATCAGACAACGTGAATGCACGTTTAAATGAACGAGCAGAAATACCTTTATGTAGATATTCTGTATTATCCATTTCTGAATTTTTCAAATCAATCGAACTGATGTTCAATCTATTTTCCGCCATGCGAACTTCGACATCATCTTTAGAGAAGCCAGCAATTGCTACTTCAATAAGAAACTCTGTATCAGATTTCTTGATGATATTGTATGGGGGATAGTTGGTTTGTTGTGTATAGCCAGACGCTGAGGTTAGACTATCGAACATTCTATCGAAACCGATAGAATAAGTATTGATCCTAGTTGGATCGAGTGCTGCGTAATTTACCATTTTTTTCTCCTTTAATTAAGCAAGATAAATTGTGATACCCGATTATCGGCATATCACTACTATATATAAGGATTAGCAGGGGATTTTTCAACCCCCCACCAATCTTTTTTTTATGCCGCTTCGGCATACTCAATTGCTTTATCCAAAGCGTTGAGTTTCACTTTACGGTTACGTCCGTACCAAGCAGATTGTAGTCTACCATCGTTAGAACGTCCCTGTAAGTGGTCTGTCATGTTGGTGACAGAGTTGAATGCAGTCCA